GTGTAGTGAGTGAAAGACTCATGGAAACTCCAATAAAGGACTACTTGAATCTGCGGTATTCCGCAGAAATTGCAGCGTTTGCTGCGCGAGCGAGTGTCAAGAAACCGAGATTCTCCCAAGGCTTGCTCGAAATCGGTAAATTAAACCGAAAACTCGGGACAAGCGATTGAGAGGTAATCGGGTTCCTCGTAAACGTTCGTGTTTGCAAACGAGCGTTACCGCCGGCCCATCGTGAACTGATAATATTCATATGGGGACGAATGATACTATTAGCGTCAAAGCTAACGTCGCGAAATATCGCCTCATTAACTATCAGCGTAGTATCACAGCCCCAAGAGAGGTTACCAATCCGAAACGACATAGCCTCGATTATATCGCCAATATTGACGAAGTAATCGGCAACGAAGGAGTAAGGAATGATGTCCCAGACTGTAGAGGCAAAATGAGCAGCATCGAGCTGCAACACTTGCTTACGGCCTATGGCACCATTCACAGCCCCAGTACGTATCCCGCCTTTCAGCCGCCGATAGTAAGAGCCTCTAACTTGGCTCTGAAATCTACGAGCGTAATTGGGACCCTGGACAGTAAAGCCAGTCACTTCCGTGACACGGCCAATTCCCTTTGCAGAAGCACGGATAGATACAATTTGCGGGCGCTGCAGACGAGTCTGCAAGCCTACAACTGCATCTTCTATGTCTTTAGCTAGGGGAGCCCATCCAAAGGTCCATTCAAGATACGAATCCGCAACAGCTTTCAAGAACTGCAATCGTTTAAGTCTTCGACCTATGAGTCTCTTCTTGAGATCCATTAAGGTCCTAACTGTCAACTTTCGCATGCTGTCCATCGGACGATGCAAACCATGAATAGTCTCTCTCCACTCTGCAAAATCTTGCCCGGCCTCAACAGAGGATCGAGCCTGATCAGCAGCGTCAAGAAACTTTCTAATGGCACGGTTGTTAGTATCGGCAACAACGTCAGCAGGTGTCGAAGCAATAGCTGGAAAGCTATAGGGTGGCACACCATAGCCAGACTGGGTCGAGTAATCGAACCCAGAGAGTCTAGAGCCATCATCGACCCACTTGATCGCCCAGGAAAGATACTCATACTCCTTAACCAGGTATTTCGTACCTGAGGCAGGAGTAGTGGCGTTTCCGCCATATCTAACCTGGTCACGCCAATGTGGATTAGTAGTGCCAGCAAAAGAGTCGGTCGCAGTGGAATAAAACCACGAATCACTCTGAGTGTGAGTTTCTGCCTGATTAGACAGCTTCTGCACATTATCAAAGTGAGTACGACCTCCAAGCATATGATACTTGGACTCTTTATTTGACATTACACGCTCCATAGTTGCTGT